TCAAGAAGAAAGTTCAGAATTAAAACTTCAATTAGAAAATACAAAAAATGAATTAGAACAAAAAGAAACTCAATTACAAGAACAAAAAGTACAATCTGAAAATGAAAAATATTCTTTATTAGAAGAAACATTAATTTTACAATTTCCAATTAATACACAATGTATTTATTATGGTAAGATTGACAATAAAAGTCTTGGAAAACCTAATAGTAAAATGTATAATGAAGATTTAATTAAATTTGGTCAAAGTAATAATTTAGCTGAAAGAATTAAATGACATAAGAAAACATTTTCAAATTTTAAATTAATTGCTGCTTTTAAAGTTAAAAATAAGATAGAAATTGAAAATGCTATAAAAAGATATCCTGTTTTAGAAAAAAGATTGAGATCATTAATGATAAATGATATAAATCATAGAGAACTATTAGCAGTTGATAACGATAAATTTACTATTGAAAAAATAGATGAACATATTAAAATAATTATTAAAGAAAATGAATATAATATTGAAAATTATAATTTATTAGTTGATAAAAATTATCAACTTGAAGAACAATTAAGAATATTACAGGAAGAAATTAAAGAAAAAGACAATAAAATAGAAAAAATACAAACAGAATTAAATAATTATAAACCAGATACTACAAATGATTCAAAAAATAAAATAGCTAGTAATTATACTATTTGTAAATATGGATATTATTTATATGCTTTTGAATCACAACCTTTAAGATATAAATGTTCTATAGTTAGACAAAAAGATTATGAAACTCTTCAAACAAATTTAAAACAACTTGATTCAGGAGGAGAGATGAAATATAATGTTAAAGTATCTTATCCTTTTTCAGAAAAAATTATGTGTTTTATGTTAAAAAATTCTCAAACTTTTTTAGGTAACAATACATATGAAGGTACATATGAAAATATAAAACAGATTTTAGATATTACATTAAAATTAGAAACTTTGTTAATTGATAATTGTAAAGATTTAGAACAACTTTCAAATATTTTAGATGGAAAATACATTCAAAATGAAATTATAGATATTGACCCAAGTGTTCCACAAGTAAGAAAATCAAAACGTTCAATCGACCAAATACATAAAGATACTGGAGAAGTTATAAATACATATGAAAGCATTGAAGCTGCTGGCAGAGCATTAGGTCTTACTACAGGAACCGCTATTGGTATAGCTTTGAGAGAAAAACGTAAATGTCAAGGATTCCTTTGGAAATATTCAGGTATTTCAAAAGAAGACCAATATTCTGAACAACCTGTTGTAAAGGTATGTTGCTGTACTGGAGAAAAAACATTTTTTAAAAATATTGCAGATGCCGCAAAAGATTGTAATATTAGTGCTCCTGGATTACGTTCTAGAATATTAACAGATGTTCACATAAATAAATATCATTGGATATTTGATAAAGACTCAACACACTATAAATAATTAATTTTTAAATATTTAAAAGTTTAATATTTAAAAATAATTTAACACATCAAATAATGGGTAATTCTCAATCAATACAAAAAATTAATTTTGAAGATATACAATATGTTTTAAAAAATCCTGAATCAAACTTATTAATAAATACTTTACCTGATACAGAACAATTCTGTTTACTACCAAACACAGTTCATGCTAGTCAAGAAGAAGTAATTATAAATAAATATTTAACTAATGGTTTAAAAAATATAAGAATTATTATTTATGGCCGCAATTGTAATGATGAAAAAATATATACTAAGTATAGCCAACTTACTTCATTGGGATTTAACAATGTATATATTTATTCTGGAGGTTTATTTGAGTGGTTAAGTCTTCAGGATATTTATGGAATACAAGAATTTCCAACAACAAAAAAAGAACTTGATTTATTAAAGTATAAACCTAATAAAATACTTAATATTTCATTATTAGAATACTAATTTTTATTTTCTTTTAGTATTTTTACAATTTTTATTTCTTTTATGTCTAGTTTTTTTTCCACCACCAGATTTACCAAAAAAACCAGTAAATATAGAATTATCCATATATTTACTTCCAATTTGGTAGTTTTCATCAGGATCATTTATATTCGAATGAGCTACATAACCTCCTCTTAAAAGTAAAACTCCTGCTACTACACTTGCTGCTATAATAAATGGTAAAAAATTAGACATTATTATATTATAACATTATAATATTATTTTTTAGATTTAGATTTAGATTTAGATTTATTTTTTCTTTTTTTAGATTTACCTCCACCATTAGGCATTGGTTTAGGTGTATATCCATATGTATTTTGAACATCTTTAATACTATTATTTAAATCTCTTTCATCTTCATCTTCTCCATATTTTTTGTATAAAAAATATGACATTATACTTAATCCAACAAATCCTATGCCACCATAAATAATTTTTGATGATTTCATTATATATATATAATATTATTTTTCTTTATTACACCTTTGCACATTTAAAACGCCGATTTTAAGGCAGGTAATTTTTTAGTTTCCGTGTTCTATTTGATGGTTTCTTTACATATTTTTCTGTTCTATTATATGCTCCCTTAAATATATTTTCATATTTTTCCTTTGTAATGTCTTTTATAACCTTTTCTATATTTTCTTTTAATTTTTCGTGTGTTAATCCATCTAACTTTTGTAATTTTGACTTTAACATACTGAAATAATTTTCAATTGAATTTGTAAAATGTTGATATGGAACTGCATATAATATATTATTATGTTTATTTACCAATTCTTTTATTCTTTCGTTTCTATGACTACTCGCATTATCTAAAATAATTAATTTATTTTTGAACTTTGTAGTTATATATTTCTCTAAAAACTCAATTAATCTATCCGTGTTTATTCCACTTTTTTCATATAATTCCCATCCTAAAACACCTTTGGTAGAAATAGCAAATATTCCAGTATATTTTTTGAATACTTCTTGACTTTGTGTTTTTATTACACAACGCTTTCCGATTTCATTATAACAATGATTTCGTTTTTGTAATGATTTTATACTTGTTTCATCAATACAAATAATATCTTCTATTTTATGTTTTTTCACTTCATCATAAAACTCTTTGATTTTCTTATTTATATCAATATCTTTACCAAAACGCTTATTTGGTTCGTGTCTAATTCTTGTAATTTTCAAAGTAATATTATTATCATTTACTATTCGGTTCAAATGAAAACGACTTAATGTTAATGTAGGATATTTTTCTTTTAGTTTTTCAAGTAAATCCTGCATCGTAATAGTTTTATTTTTCTTTATTTCATCTAATATAAACTTCACTTGGTCTTTATGAACTTTATACGCAACAGGTTTTCGGTTATGTCTTTTTATTTCACCATTTTCATTATATTTATCAACCCATCTTAACAAACTTCGTGCAGAACATTTGAATATTTTACACACTTCTTCCTGTGTTTTGTCTTCTGTTAAATAATATTCAACCGCAGATAATTTATAATCTTCGCTTTTATGAGTAGGCATTACATTATATAATAATTATATTATATGATATAAAAATTTGGAATAAAAAAATGTTTATAATTAATTATATTTATTTTACAGAGTTATAAAAATTATGTGCTAATAAATGAATGTTAATAATTATACTTCATTATCTTCTTCTACAATAACAAGTGGTTTTTTGACTTTCTTAACAATCTTTTTAACCTTTGGTTTTGGTTCAATAATAACTTCTTCTTCAACAGATACTATTTCATTTTGAACTTCATCAATAGGTTCAGTATCATTTATTATTGTTTTTACTATACCTTTCATAATTTGTTTAGTTTTATTAATATTTTCCTTTATCTTTTCTTGTAATTTTGTATTTTCATCATTAAGTTCTTCTATATTTTTAACTATTTCTTGTTGTCTTTCAATAGTAGGAATAGGAACTTTAATTAATTTTAAATTTGTTTTAGAAATAACTTTTTGTGCAGTTCCTCTATACGATTTTTGTATTAATTCGTTATTATTTTTCAATAAATAATACAAGTATTTTATCAATAATGAATTTGTTTTAGATTTTATTGAAAATCCATTATCTGTTAAATAATATGGTATTTCCATAAAATTAATATTAATATCGCCTACTCGTGTAAGTGTTATTTCATTACCATCTCTATTTTTTTTGTTATGTGTTCCTATAATTTTACCTCCTCCTATTACATTGAAATCACCATTTACCATATTATTTTTAGTTAATGAATTTCCTTGTTCTATATTACATAAATCACCTAATGATTTCATCATAATTCCATCTTCATAAAACTCTTCTTCTTTTTCATCATTTAAATATTCTGCATAATTTAACGAATAACCATTTTTTGCAATTTCTTCAATTGACACTTCATTTAATAAATGTTTTAATTCATTTTCAGGATTATAGTTGTAAAATTTAACTTTGCTGGTTTGATGTGTTTTTGTAAAATTATATTCTCTTCCAGTTTCTTTTTGTATTTTTGATATTTTTATATTTGTTTCTAACACATCTTTACATTCTCGTTTTTTTACAAAATTTAATACACAAGTTGATATAGTTGTATGTGTAAATACAGGTGGTAAATAATATATTTCTTTCAAATCACAAGTTTTCATTAAATATTCTCTAACTGCAACTAATTCATTTCCTTTACTAAATAATTCTTTTCCATTCGGTAATACAACAGCACATCTTCCATTTACTTTTAACATATTAATAATTGCTTGTAAGAATAATGGAACTGCACTATTTGATTTAATAGGCATATATTCATTTCTCAATGGATGTAAAATTTCATTATAGGTTAAACCATCAATTCCAAATGGTGGATTAGCAAGAATAATATCATATTTATTTGTTATTGGATTACGAATACTATCGCCTTTTTCCAAAACATTAAACATATGTCCTGATGAAATCAACATATTTGAAATTGCTAATTGGTATGTATCAGGTTCTGCTTCTCTTCCTCCAAGTCCTTCATTACTAATAAAATCCCAGTTCATTTTTATTCCTTTTGTTTTTGATTGTTGTAATAAATGTCTTAATGAGGAAATTAAGAACCCCCCTGTTCCCATAGCAGGGTCAAATATTTTTTCAATTGTTCCGTCTGCTTTTAGTTGAGGGTCAATAAGTTTAATCATCATTTGTTTAACTTTTGGTGGCGTAAAGAATTGTCCCAACACCTTACCAGTCATAACATCTTTGATTACTTCTTCATATGCTTCGCCTAAAATATCTTCATCAACTGCTTCAAAGTCAAATGTGTATAATTTATCAATTAATTTTTTATATGTGGATTGATGTTGAATATCAAAACCTTTTCCTTTCAAGAATATATTTTTAGTAATAGGATGAACCGATAAAATCTCATCCCATAAACATTTCATAATTTTTGGTATATTTTCTTCTTTTTCTTTCGCAAGATTACTAAATCTTACCATACTTAATAATTTTGCTTTATGTTTTTCAATAATCTCGTCTTCATATGAACTAAAATCATATTCATAAGTATCAATATCAATTTGATTACCAAATTGGGGTTCTAACAATCTTAAATCCAACAAGTGTGCTAATGTTCTCAATGCTTTATCACCTGTTAAATGTTCGTTATTTCTTAACACATCCAAACAATAATTAAATATTGTGGATAGGTTAGTTTTAAATTCCGTTTTTACTGCTTTTGTTTGACTAATTTGTTGCATTTCAGTTAATGTTATACAAGGTGCTTTCTTATTTTGGTGTCTGGTGAAATCAATTTTTTGATTAAATTCCTTTTTACAAAGTTCGCAAGTGTAGTGTTTAGACATAGACATATATAATAGTATAAGATAATATTTCTTTATATTAAAATAAATTATTTTTTTTATGATATTATAAAAAAAGTTTTTTTTCCTTAAATATTCCTAAATATTTTATACATTTAATTTTCAAAGAATATCACTTGAACTTTTCTTTTTCTTATTTATGATTGTAATGATATCACGTAA